GCTCGGCGGTGCCTTCGTCGAGGACGTATTTCCTCCAGCCCTGCGGGCTATACATCGTGATCGGTTGCACCTGAAAGACGTAGGTCACCGATGCGTACAAGAGTTCCTGCTCGAACTGCTCGTTCGCGGTAATCGACATTACCTTGACCGTCAGCGGGGCGCACCCGAACCAGGAATCAGAATTGACGGCGTCCTTGTACTGCTGGATTATGCCGAGGTTTGGCGTAGCCTCGTTGCGCGTAAAGGTGAGCTGCGGCCTGCTGTCGTCGGCCATGATGCCGGTGATTTTCTGGCCGGCGGAGTTGACGACGGCAAAGCCAAAGAGGACGTCGACGTCGACGGCGCGTTGGGTATGCACCGTCGCGTAGCTAATGACGGTTGGTCGGCTGAGCGGGCTGTTATCCTGCTTGTTGTCGGCATTTCTGGGCTTCTCTAGCTCGGTCCGATGCCGCGCGAAGCGGCCAAGGCGACGGGTCGTGTATGTAAATTCGACAATCCAGGTGAGGGGGTCGTCTTGATCTTGCTTAGCGTCGGCACTGACGCAGCGCGCGAGGAGATCGGCGGCGCCATTGAGTTCGTGGTAAAACGACCAGCGTTTGGGCAGTCCGGGCGTAGAGATGACGGTCTCGGGACCATCGAACGTCGAATTCGTCAGGACGCGAAAGACGCGCTTGTACTGACGGACGAATTCGTCATTAGCCGAACCAGTTCGGCCATTCCAGATTTCAGCGAACACAATCGAAGCCAAGGAAACTCGGGGCGGGGAAGGGAAGGGTCCTAGAAAGCAGCGGAAAGTACCTCTTGATTCTTGTTGAGCCACTCCTGCAACTTGCGGCCGTTCTCTTCGTTGATCTGGTTGGCGACCATGAGGAGGCTCTTGAGATCGTCGGTCCAGGCGAAGGCGTTGCGGGCGTCGGCCTGAGCAAGGGTCTGCTGCGCCGCTGCGGAGCCGGCTTCCTGGCCGGAAACAATTCCGGGCGTGCCGCCCAGGCCCAAGGTGTCCCGGAACTTGTCGGCCAGGCGCTTCGTCGCCGTGAGCTGATCCATCGGTCCAATAAACCCCTGCCGTCCGAGCTCATCGACCTTGGCTATTTCGTGGCGGAACTTCGATAGTTCGGACATATTCTCGTCCAGGATCTTGCTCGTGCGCCCCTCCATGGTTTCTAAGGCTTTCTTGTGCCGCTCCATAGCCTTTACCTCTTCGTCGAAGGCTGCGGCTCCGAGCTTGAATTCTTCATAGAGCTTCCGCTCGGAGGCGCCGAGCGCGTCGTTTTCGAGTTTCAGCGCCTTTTTCATGTTCGCGCCCATGCCCATCGTGTCGAGCTCGAATTGCATTTCCTTCTGGGCTTTGTCGAGGGATTCGACAAAATTCTGCATCGCGATCTGGTTCTCGTCGCGCTGCCCCATTTTGGCCAGCGCCGCATTCTGCCGCTCGACGTTTTGAATCGCTCGCGCTACCTGCTCGTCGGCGTTGCCAAAGGGGAGGAGTAGACTGGCGAAGGCGCCCGGCTGCTGAATCATCGCGTTCAAGACGTTTGAAAACTTTTCGAGCGCGGGAGCGGCCTGGATTGAGACTTGCTGCCATAAGGCTTTGATGGCGTTGCCGAGGCCAGCGGTTGCGCGCTCGGCGTCGATCGCGCGTTGCGCAACCTCCCGATCCAGGATCATCCCGTAATCCTGCGCCCGCTTGCCCGCTTGGTCAAAGGCGGCCGATCCTCTTTGCAAGATGCCGACCAGCTCCGCGCCGCCCTTGCCCAGCAGCTCATGGGCCACAAAGGCACGCTGCGCCGAGTCAGGAATGCGAGCAATCGCGTCGGAGAGAGTTCGGTAAGCGTCGGCGGTATTCTTGCCGGCAAAGCTCTGCGCGCTGAGCCCGACAGCCGCCAACTTTTTGGCAGCCTCTTCGCTGCCAGCGCGGGCGCCGCCGATTGTCGCATTGAGTCTCCCAAGGGCGTGGTTCATCTGCTCGCTGGCGCCGCCTGCCAGAAGCTGAAAGGCAGCCATGTCGCGCATGCTGATCCCGAGTTTGTCCGCGCCTTTTGCGGTCTCGGCTATTTGGCTAAGTCCCTCGGTAAGGCCCGCGCCGAGCCCACCGATACCAACGATGCCACCAATGATCGCCGCCGGCTTCGAAACGAAGGACGAGGCCTTGCCGACAAAGGATTGTAGCTCCTGCATAGCCTTGTTCAGCCCCGCCGTGAACTCCGTGGGATTCACGCTGAGCATCAAAGCCAAATTGCCTATATTCGCCATGTTTTATGCACGTTCTTATGCATGAGCTTCAGTGCTACGCCAAATGTAGCGGGGCCTTACGTCTCGTCAAACGACACGATTTTGGCCTGCCCGGTGTACACGCATGCACCTTCTCTGTCCTTGATGGGCATGAGTGCCTTGACTGCGTCCATGGCGCGATCCACGGTGGGCGATTTTGCCTCAAGCCCTTCCGTAACCTCGAACGCTGCCTTATCGATCAGCTTGGCGAGGTCTACGGAGTCGAGTCCAGCTCGTTCCAGGGCTAGACTGAGCACCGCAATCTTCGGCACGGGCAGCCGCGCAGAGGTTTGCACGCCCTTGCGCAGCCAGCAGTCGATCTCAACAACGGCGCGCCCCCGGATGCGGTGCTGACCCGAAGGCAGACCATCGATTGCCTTCAGTTTGTCCAGGCCGCAGCGGAGGGCGTGCAGGAGGCCTATGGGTAGCTGTTTGATTTTGCTGCCGAACATTTTTATTCCCTGTAGCTTGATCCGCAGTTACCGAGTTCGACGTCGCCCTCAATCACCATGTGTGTGCCGACAAAGCTGATCCGGCAACCACGGATGACCATATGGCCCTCGTCGAGGCAATTCAGAATTCTCTCCACGACGCTCACGATCGGCTCGTCCTCGGACTCAGGAGGAGTGCCGTCAATCACATTTCTGACAAGCTCGACCATCACTTAGCTCCTGGGTTCATGATCCGCACTCCGTTAGGTCCCATTGGCGCCTGCCTGCCGCCCAACATCGCCGCCATTTGCATGGCGGCCAGTTTCATTTCCTCGAGCGGTTGCACCGTGATCCCGCCGGGGTTGTCGCTCAAGGTCGGGAAAAAGTCTTCCGGCTTCACCGATCGGGCATTCTCGCTGCGATGCGGGTTTCCGTTGACCAGGACTGCCGCGATTGTTCCCGCCCGCAGGTCAGCCCTCCGTTCGCCCCAGGGCTCTAGCTGGTAGTACTCCATCCACTCCTGGAGCTGGCGGCTCGTCAAGGACCCGAGTAACGCGTCCACATCGGCCCATCCGAGCTCGAGCGCTAAGCGGCAGGCGAAGCGTCGGACGGAGCCGGGACGGAGTTTTTTCGGATCTTCTCCGCTTCATCGGCGGTCATGCCCGAGAGCCGCCGGATGACTTCATAGGCGCGATCGAGGGGCGCGGAGTGGAGCTGGCCCACCGCGCCCGCGTCCGAGTCCTGGAAAAGGCGGTCGCCTTTTTCGTCCACGGCGCCCAGCACGAAGAGACGCGCGCGGCTGTTGTCCATCGTGACCTTGGACTCCTTGCCCTTGGTCAGGTCGTAGTTGCCCATCTCCCACTGGTCGCGCTCGCGGCCGGTGAGGGCGCGCACCAGAACGTAGGAGTCAGGCGCCCATTCCGGCGTGGGCACCTGCTCCGTGGCCAAGGGAGGAGCTTTGAGGATGGTTGCTCGATCAAGCGCTGGCATCAGTTCCCCAGATAGAAAACAAGCACGGTCACCGAGGTGATGGCCGAATAAGTCACATTCATGAACCCGTTCACGTCGTTGTAAGTGCCCGGCGGAAACGGACCTAAAATAAATACCCCCGCGGCCCCCACGGCGATAACGCGCGGCGTGGGCGCGATCCCATCGATTACGGCGGTAGCGGGCAGGACCTCGGTCAAGTTGATCGAGCCGCCCGAGCCGTTCTTGATGTAAAGCATTTCCCGGCCGGTATTGAGCCAAGAGTCTCCCGCCACATTGGCGGCCTGAGGCGCGGTGGCGAGGTTGATACCAGTGGCGCGATTCGTGACCACCGGGGTAAGCGTCGGATTAGCCATTGCTGGCTCCTAGTTGGCTTGGGTGAAGGTGACGGGACCGGTGGCGTGGATCGTGCAGTCGGCCATGACGAGGTCGTCCAGCGGCATGGGCGTCCCGAACGTGTTGATGTAGCCCTGGCAGATAAACTGCGAGGGCGTAGTATTGGTCTGGTCGCTGAAGAGGGTTTTCCAGTAGCGCGTGGCGGACGTGAGCGAGCTGGCGCCGATCCCGACCTGGCTAAAGTCAGTCGTGAAAATCGTGTTGAAGTCGGATTTGAAAAAGAGGATCTTGAACGAGCACTCGCCCGGGTCGCGCAGGCCGGCGCGGAATTCGTGCCAGCCTAGCGGCGAGAGCAAATTGGTCATCTGGATATCTTTGACCTTGCTCTTGGGGGCGGTTATCTCCAGCACCTTGCCGACCGTGTTGTAGGTCGTGCCGTCCGTGGACCGCTGAAAGTCTGACCCGTAACCGATAATGGCGCCCGCGCTACTGACTGCTGGCATGTTCCGGCCCCCTTAATTTTCGTTGGCCCAGACGGTGAACTCTTGTCCGCAGGCCTGGACGCCTGGATTTTCGGAATGGGCGGGCGGGATATATTCGTCTGGACTATCCGCCGCAAACATTCCTTGGATGAAGTAACCTGCCGGTGGGGATGCCGGAGCGCCCGCCTGGCCACGGTAGCCGTCGAGCAGAGTGAAGGCTTGCTGGACCAAGTAGCGCGCGTCCTGGTAGGACGAGACCACATAGAAGTCTATCCCGATGCGGATCTGACCGAGGCCCGCGCGGCCCAGCATATGGTGCGGATGGTCGCCACCCGTGCGGCGGACGATGCCGTAGGGATAGCCTGTGCCTTCGGGGGCGGCCTGGGGAAAGATGCGCGGGCCTCCGAGCGCGGTCATGAGGGCGCTTTGGGCGGCAAGGCGGTCGGCGGCGCCGAGGGGAGTGTTGCCCAGGAGTAGGGAGACGATGCCTTTTTCGATCACCCTGGCCCCCACGCTA